TTCCTTGGGCACAAGTTTGGAGTCATGCCTTCCAAGGTCCTGGTGGATGGTATATCGAGAACTCTCTCACAACTTTAGGCAAAAAAGATCCTGTTTCAGACCTAAACAGAACACTATGGAATAGTGGACAAGACTCTGACAAAGAGACTGCTCGTAAGCAGAAGAGAAAACTCTCCTACTACAGCAACATCTATGTTGTACAAGATCCTGCTAATCCATCAAACGAAGGAAGAGTATTCCTTTACAAGTATGGTAAGAAGATTTTTGATAAACTTACCGAAGCAATGCAACCCGCATTTGCTGATGAGACCCCTATCAACCCATTCGATTTTTGGAAGGGTGCTGACTTCAAGGTGAAGATCAGAAAGGTAGAAGGTTATTGGAACTATGACAAGTCTGAGTTTGCTGAACCAAGCACACTAAAAGGATTTGATGATTCAGAGTTAGAGACACTATGGTCACAACAGTACAGTCTAACTGACTTCACTGCTGCTGATAAGTTCAAAACTTTTGAAGAGTTAGAGACTCGTTTACAGACAGTTCTTAGTGCTACTCAACCAACTCGTAGAGTCCCAGACGCAGAGTTGGAAGATGAGTCAGAAGGAAAGTATAGAGAGGTCAAAGGTGCTACTGAGATAGCAGCATCCGCAGCTCCATCCTTCAAGTCGGCATCTGCTCCAAACGAAGAAGAAGATGACGCATTATCCTACTTTGCTAAACTTGCTAACGAATAACTATGAAGATTTTCATTGACTCCGCTGACGTATGGGCAATTAAAGACGCATACGAAACAGGTCTTATTGATGGTGTAACAACCAACCCTACCCTTATAATGAAGAGTGGCAGACACCCAGAACAGGTGTATCAAAAACTCAAAGACATAGGAATCAGTGATATCTCTATGGAAGTCGTAGGCAATGCCGAAGCTATGATCTCTGAAGGTCGTAGACTAAAAGCAAAGTTTGGTGACTGTGCTACAATCAAGGTTCCGTGTACACCAGACGGACTCCTTGCTTGTAACATTCTTTCAAAAGAATTAATTAGAGTTAACGTAACATTAATATTCAGTACAGCACAAGCAATCCTAGCAGCAAAGGCAGGGGCAGCATATGTCTCACCTTTTGTTGGTCGACTAGAAGACAACTCTCACTCAGGTGTAGAAGTTGTTCGTTCTATAGTTGATATCTACAAGAAACATGGTATCCATACTGAGGTATTGGCAGCATCTATTCGTGACGTTGCTAAGGTTACACTCGCATTCTGGAACGGTGCTCATATTTGTACCATACCACCAAGTGTATTCGAGAAGATGTACAACCATGTGTTAACAGACGCAGGATTAAAAATCTTCGATGAAGACCACAAAACCACCTTCTCTAACGAAAGAGTCGGTGGCGATATGGATGCTCTAGGTGATGCTCTGGGTTATGATTTTCCATCATTCACGGACGATGGATTTACTTATACTATTGATCCAGGCGATTTACCTGACACAGGAATAGGATTTGTTCCTTAGTCTATTTTAATTTCAGTCTTAGACTGACCTACAACTAAAGACCCACCTTGATGAAGGGAGGCTACGTATATATTTACGAACTCTTGGATATAGGTGGGTTTTATTAATTGTATCTTCTCCTTCTCATTATTCAATCTCTGTTCATATTCAAAGTATGTCACTGGTGACACTGGATTTACAGTTACACCCGCAGATGCTGTACCATCATAGTATGTCACCTGATAGTTAGAAGGCACTCTTAATCCTTCTTTCACGATCTGACGACCTAAAGCATCTACAACATTTGTTGTCTCATACATCATCACATAGTCAGGATTATCATACTTATTGTACACATACTCTTTTAATGCTGTTGCTGACCTTGGCCACTGCTCATGGAAGTTAGTGATGTCATTTACTATTAGAATAGTCCATCCAAAATCTGCTCTCTCATAATAATTAAATGCTATAGACTCTGGTGTTTCGCCAGGATTGATAAAGAAGTCATCAAATAGTACGACGTTTGATAGATAGTCGTCTCTGATGTCATTTCTTCTCCATAAATTTTTCGCAGTATAAATTTTCGGATCTAAAATTTGATCGGTATAGTTGTATACTACATTGGGTGCGTTTTCAAATAAACTCATTAGAATTTTCCTGTATCTAGATCTGAACGTGTGAGTGCTGTTGTCTCTGAGAAGTTCATAATAACAGTTTGTAGTGGTAACTTACCATCTTTTGTAGTTACAAAATTGTTAGATGGTGAAGAGTTAACTGAAAGACTTGTGAGAGCACACATCTTAGAACGTGGCATCATTGGGTGTGGACTACCACCGTCTTTAACATTACCATCTTCATCAGTTAGACCGAACCATGGTTCCAATAGGAACACATCTGGGAACCCCAGTACACCTCCCGTTGCGTTGGTGTTTGCTGTTGGGTGCATACCCGTCTTGAATCCGTTAATGATTCTATCAACGTCGTTCGCTTCATTCTCGTCACGTGAGAAGAACTCAAACGATAGACTAAAATCTCTCATAGTCATTTTACTAAACAACATGATAGCATTCTCATTAGGTGCTAACCCTGCTAGACCTAACACGTTAACTGGATTTGCAATATTTCCGTTCTGCCCTAATGGATCTGCTGCTGATTTAAATGCAGAACCAAGAAGTTGAGATATATCTCCACCTGCTCCTTCCAAAGCTTCAGAACCCAGTTGTGAGAGAGCATTACCCGCTGCACCCACTGCACCTGTGGCAGCCATTTGACCTACAGCTCCAGCTGGATCATCAAGTAATCTTGCCATGGTGCCCAACTTGAATGTATTTCCCCACTCTGCTCCATATGAATATTGAAACTCATTAGGCATGGGTAAGAAATATATTGAAGATGTGCTATTGGCAACTTCTATTGCTTTATTCTTTATTGATGCTAACTCAGCACTGGTTTCTACTTCTGTTCCATCTTGTAATTTGATGGGGAATGATATATTGCTATAGTCTCCTTCCTTAATCTTCTTAAGAGATCCGTCTCTTTTCTTCTTATCTGCCCCTTTGGACATCTGACTCCTAGCTATTGCTGAAATCTCTGCTTGAAATCTATTCAGCTCACCAGACTGCTTGTCTAGTCCACCAAACGTGAATGCTGCTGCACCTCTTGTTGAATCGACGATCTTCTGGGTTGCTTCATTACCTAGAGCACCAAAAGCACCCTGTTCTCCACCAGCTCTTGCTTTCTTGATACCTTCATTATACTGATACCTTGTAATTTTTAAATACGAAGCAAAAGGTATATCCTTTATTCCTTTAGGATACTCCTTATAATCTCCATATAATACTTTATTTCCAGATGTCATCTATTTGTGTGGAATTGTTCTAGTGGTAGTTGACTCATTGCCTGCATGTCTTCCTCTGGTATCTCGAAGAACAAGTTATCGGCATTCTTAGGTATGTAGTAGCGAAGCGTCGACATAGGTGCTTCCTCTTTATTTAGTGCCCCAAGTCTAGCTTTTGGTCTGAGGAAGTGAATATTCATTCCTAACATCATATTCTTCTTAATTTCCATGAGTTTTATTAGTGGGTACTCATCCCATTTCTTTAAACTATCTCTAAACTTCGGGTCATACTCAAAGAAGTAGAACTTACCTACCTCTGGTTGCTCAGTAGCATTATCATAGAGTGCTTCAAATATTTTTTCTCTTAGTTGAGCTTTGCTTAGCTTGCTTCCCCTTAGACTTTGGAGCAGAGTAGTTAATTCTGAGCTCTCGTTCTGTGATGATTCTGAACTCGATTCCTCTGTCGAGGCAGTATTCCTTAGCTGCCCTCCACTTTGCATCGTTTTTAGCATAGGTCAACACCTCCGTGATGTATCGTTTGGTTTGACGTTTCTGTGGTTTTGGTTCCATTGTTTGTTTCAATGGTTTCACCTCCACTAGGTACTCTTTGGTTCCTTTGGGTTCTTTGACTCTGACCCAGAAGTCTGGGAAATACCTATGCACCCTGTTATCTGTAGGGCACTTGTATGGGATAACTATCTCTTCTGATGACCAACTAACAACTTTACTATCCATATCGCACCAGTTCATGAACTTAAGTTCCCATCCTGACCTATAAAATATGTCAGTGGGATCTCCATTGTACTTCTTATAGTACTTTGGTTTGAACTTTCCTTGTTTTAGAGACATAAATAAAAATACCACCCCATATGGGTTATTTATGACTCTCAAAAGCGTTACATCATTCTTAGCAGATCTACAAAACAGTGGAGGACCTAGTTCTACCAACCAATATGATCTGGAGTTTGGTGGTGTCAGTAATTTATTAAAGACACGATTAGTAGAGTATGGTATAGAGCAACTCTCTTTCAACAAACTTATGGTTGATCTCGCAAACGAGATCCAGATACCTGGCACCTCATTAACAAGTCAGGATGTCAAGTCAGTACATAAAGGAATTAATATGAAGCCAGCAATGGCAAAGGTATATAATGAGATGGATCTGTCATTCATACTTGATGTCACATCTGAAGCATATAGATTTTTTAGAGGATGGCAAGACTTCATACAAGGTGCTGAACAAGGCAACTTCGGTAAGTTACAGAGAGCATTGACACAGAACTATTACTCTGACTATGTTGCTGATACTATCATCAAGAAGTATGAGAAGTATCCTGCTGCAGGTAGTAACTCATACAAGGATGACCAGTACCACGTGTTCACCATCAAACTAATCAACTCATATCCTTATATGATGTCATCTGTACCTTACAGTTCATCTGGATCTGGAGTTGTGAAGTTGAGTATAGGAATGTACTATGAGTATGCTGAGTATGTACCGTTCGCTGTACCTAAAGTAATCCCTGTAGAAGGCTGATATATAATATATACGGACTAATTTATTATGCCATTACCTGATATAATCACTCCAACCTATGAGTTGGTTGTACCTTCGTCTAAGAAGAAACTAAAATATCGTCCCTTCCTTGTTAAAGAACAGAAGATTCTGATCCTAGCATTGGAAGAGAACGACAGTGCTCAGATACTAGAAGCAATCAAAGATATATTCAAAAGCTGTATCACCAGTAGATTTAAGATGGACGACCTTGCCATCTTTGATGTTGAATATATTTTCCTACAACTACGTGGTAGATCTATCCAAGAAACTATTGAGGTAGAGGTGCCATGTGATGACGACAAAGAAACTAAAGTCCCCGTGACTTTCCCCGTCGATGCAGTCAAGGTTAAGTTCCCAGAGGGACATGCCAAGGAGATTAAACTCAATGATGACATCGTAGTCGTCATGAAGTATCCTAACCTAGACTACTTCACTAAGGTCAATTTTACTGAAGAGGAAGTGGATCCCTACGAACTGGTATCCTCATGCATCGACAGAGTATTTAATAAAGGAGAAGATTGTGGATCATTTACACCTAAAGAAGCTCAGTCGTGGCTTGAGAAGCTTACTAACGATCAGTTTGAAAGTGTCCAAAACTTCTTTGACACTATGCCTACTCTTCGCCATGATATTACAGTTACAAATCCTAACACAGGGGTTAAAACTAGTGCAAGTATCGAAGGACTGATTAATTTTTTCGGGTAGCCCTATTCCAAGAGGGGTTAGCAAGATTCTATCAAACGAATTTCGCCTTGGTGCAACACCATAAATATACTCTGAGTGACATAGAAAATATGATCCCTTGGGAGCGTGACATTTACGTCAATATGCTTGCTAAGTGGTTAAAGGATGAGAGAGATCGTATAGAAAAGGAACGTCAAAAACGTAAGTAATGAACACTCGTCTATCTAAAATCTTTGGGGTTAAGATCTTACCTGTTGCGGGTAAGGTAACTTCTACAGCCAAGGAGATGTTAGATACTGAGATGGAGTACATCGAGTATCTCAGGAATAGAAGGAAGTTCTTCTTTATGACTCAGGTACAACAGACCAGAGTTACAGTAAGAGGTAAGTCACAGAAGGAAGAGGAGAAGAAAAAGAAGAAACGTAGAGGTGGTGGTGTATTAGACACCTTAAACAAGGCAAGGAAGATAAAGAGGGCACTTGGTAATAAGAAATTAAATAAGAAGACTAAACTTGGTAGGTTTAGGCGTAACCTGAGAGCTGGTGGTCTTAAACTAAACAGGAAGGTGCAGCGTTCTCCATTTGGTAGAGCAAAGAAATTTGTCGGTGGAATAGGTAAAAAGATTGGCGGTAAGGTCAAGGGTGTAAAGAAAGCAGCTCTTGATAAGGTAGTAACAGCACCTGCAGCATTAAAGAAGAATATAAGTAACCTGATACCTAAGTCTGCTAAGAAGAAGGTAGCCCAGAAATTAGTAAAGACAGCAACGAAGAAGGGACTACAGAAGGCGGGTGCTAAGGTAGGAGCGAAACTTGCTGCCAAGACAGCAGTCAAGATAGGATTGAAGAAGATACCAGTTATAGGTCTCATAGCTGGACTAGGGTTTGGAGCACAAAGATTACTGGCAGGTGATGTACAGGGTGCTCTCATGGAAGCGGGATCAGGTATAGCATCTACAATACCAGGTCCAGGTACTGCTATATCAGCAGGAATAGATGCTGCTCTGATCGCTAAAGATGTCACGGGTATGAAAGACGGGGGTGAAGTTAGTTCACCTACACAAGCACTGATCGCTGAGGGTGGTGAACCTGAACTCGTTGTACCACACTCTAAGTTAGGTCCTGTTTTCCGAAGTCTATTAAGTAATGTTGGTAACATACTAACAGATGTCACTACAGGGTTCTTGTCTACATTACCTGTACCAACATCAGAATCCTCAAGGATATTGGGTGAGACAGCAAAGATAGCAGCAGTGTTTGGACAGAAAGGCAAACCTATATCAGTGTTCAAGGGTGGTAAGATAGCAAAACTGGCAGGAGGATTCCTGAAGAAGATGGCTGGTGGTGCCATGGGTCTTGCTAAGGGAGCATTCGGGATGACACCCATAGGCATGGCAATGGGTATGCTTAGTAGACCAGCTAGGGCAGATGGTAAAAAATTAAAATTTAGAAAAAGAACAGTAAAGAATACGATATCTGATGTCAATGGTGTGATGACTTCATCATCATGGGATTCAGACACTGCTACGTCAATAGCAAACTTCCCAATTACTGATAAGTATGGATCAACAGAAGGAAGACAAAGACCTCATGGTGGTGTGGACATAGGAACTCCCGTAGGCACACCCGTAGGATTTACTGAGCCAGGTGAGATATTAGCAGCTGGTGAGTATGGTGGATATGGAAACATGATGGATGTCTGGTTACCAGCTGCCAAAATACAGATGCGTATAGCACACTTAAGTAAGTTTGTTAAGAAAACTGGTGAGTTTATGGCAGGAGAGAAACTTGCTGAAACTGGTGGAGCAGTCGGTGATCCTGGCTCAGGTAGTTCTACAGGACCACACCTTCACTTTGAGGCAGATAACAAGAAAGACTCAACTAGATATGGTGGGGCAGGAGACCCATTGCCTTATGCACCACTGATCAACTTGAGTGCAGTCGAACCACCATCAGGAGGTGCGACAGGTAAAGGCGGTGCATCCTATGGGTTCCCACTAACTAACACAGTCAAGTGGCCAACCAGTGGTGGTTCTATGGGAGGTCCTGGTCTTCTATCTGGCATAGGTAACATGGTGGGATCTATCCTTGGTGGTAGGACAAAGATTGAATATGTTCCTTTCCCTGTACCTGTGGTAAAACCTTTCCCAGTTCCCGTCACTAAAATTGTGACAGTAACGGAGAAGGATGTGAAAGCATACGGTATAGATCCTTTCTCTGGTAAATATGGTGTACTAAATGGATAAATTTCCTTCAATAGACAATGTACATGAGGTACTAAGTGATCTTAATGGGTTGTTCGAGGATCGTAACGCCCTGTTGAACGCTATGTTCAAAGAGGATAAGTACAAAGAATTTTTATTGGCAGAGAATATACAGAGTCTTGTTGAAGCAGATAAGAGAGATGACTCAGCTGGTGGAAAAATTAAGAGAGACCTAGCAGATGGATATGAGGTATTAAAAGCACAGACTACCATGAGGAAGTTTGCTAACTTTATCTCACCTGGTTCACTACAAACACTTGACTTAAGTGATTCTAGTGACTTTGAGGAACCTGAAGTAGACGAGGAAGAAGAAGAAATTGTAGAGGAAAAAGAAGAGAAGCAAGAACCAGAGAAGGGAGAGAAAGGTGACAAGGGTGATCCTGGCGAAACAACTCTTAAGGTGGATGCACCAAAGACGACATCTCCATTCCCATTCATAGCTGACGGTGGTGCTACATCACAGAAAGCTAGGATGGCACTGAAAGAGGGTGGTGCTGTTACACCGTCTCCTATGCAGAACTTCCTGAACAAGGGAGCACAGAGACCTGAAACAAAATCAGGTGTCAAGTCACTAGAGAGCTTAGGACTGGTAGGTAAGAAGAACGTTGCCAGTGAACTGACTAAAGATTTAGGACTAGATGAGTATAAAAAAGCACTAGCAGATGCGATGGCACTACCACTCAAGGCAGTGGCAGCAGGATTAGCAGGATTGTTGGACAACCTTGATGTACCAGGTGGTGAGGGTGCAGCGGTTGAAGGACAGGTAGCTAAGGTAGGAAAGACATTTGGTGTAAAAACTAAGAAGAAGAAGAAAAAGAAAGAAAGTGGATTTGGAAACTTTGTACAGGGTGGTGGTATAGTCGGTGCCTTGGGTAGAATGTTTGGTGGTGGTAAGAAGAAGAAAAAGAAGCAGCAGACAGAAGAAGGATTTATGGCAGAAGCAGATGCGTACGAAGCTGAGGTTCAGAGGATGGTTGATCCCTATGGTTCAGATGAAACCATGGAAGATTATGCTCCACAGGGAGGTCCATCACTTGTAAGGAGTGCACCTGGTTACTTAGGTATTGGTGGTGCTTCACATCCAAAACTAGCACCTGACACGTTGTCAACTCGTGGTGATACTAAGATTGATGCTATGAAGAATTCTATTCGCAATATCACACAGGGTGCGAAGAATATGTTTATGAACTCTAAAGCAGTTACTCAGGTTAAAGCTGCTACGGGATTTGTAAGTAAACTTCTAGGTGGAATACAACCAGCTAGTAAGGGTAGTCAATACAACAACCAAAATATTAATGAACTTACTGAGAAGGTCACCCTTGTAAATGAATCAAGAATGGCTCAGAAAACTAAGTTTCCTATGGGTTATAATCCTAGCGAACCTGATACAACAGAAGCTATGTTGAGGGAGATGGCAGCGATTAGAATCAATGGCATGGGTATTGATGAATCAGATTCATTACCTCCTGCACCACTCAAGGTTAGTAAGTACTTAGTCGCTAGTATAACCTCAACACATGGAGGGGAGACACCTCAAGACATATTATGACAGAAGAAGTAAAAGGAAACTTTAGACTACTAGACCTCAAGATCGGAATCTCAGTATATGACAAAGAGACTGATCAGGATGGAATGATAGTACAACCTTTTAGTAGCAATCATCTACTAGAGTTGCATTACATTGAGGACATCACAAAATCAAATGTAGTACTCATACTCAAGATGAATGATTCTGGTACAGGAATGCTATCAAATTTGATGGGTATGGAACCGATTGATATAAGTTGGACAGATAATGATGATAGTGTCATTACATATAGCATGGTGGTCTATGATGTTAAAGATCGTATGATTATTGATGGTAATAAGTCACAGGCAACCCTATATTGTGTCAGTCCAGATGCTGTAAAGAATGGTGCGACAAAGATATCAAGAAGATTTGGTAAAGGTGGTGGTAAGTTTACACATGACATAGTAACAGAACTGATTACAGAGGAATTAAAGTCAGACAAGCAAATTGATGTTGACATATCATCAACTCAGTTATCTTTCGTCAGCCCATACTGGGATCCATATACTATTATTTCATGGTTAGCATGGAGATCTATCCTAGAGTCAACAAGTGGTAAGGCTAGTGCGGGATACTTGTTCTATGAAGATAGAAATGGATATCATTTCAAAGCAATGGATGCCCTAGTGCTACAGGAGACTGACAGAATAATTAACGTAAACTTAGATAGTGAAGACGAGACTGAAATAGATGTACAGGGATTCTCATTGACAGGTACGAGTGATATCTTTCGTGGTTTAAATCTTGGAAGTTATGCTAGCACCACGTTTACACTGGACATGAAAGACTTTAAGTATGAGGAGGTACCATTCTTTGTTACTGATTTCTACGATGAGATGAAGAAACTCAACCCAACTTCAGAACTACCAGAGTTCTATAAAAGATTTGGTAGCACAGAGACTGGTGGTGCACCCACAAGGATTATGTCTAAGGTGATGGACACAGCCATGTATACAGAGGGTACATACACACAGGACTTGACACGACAGTTAAGTCAGTCTATGATAAGGAATCAATTCTTCTTCAATCAATCAGCTAGTTTCGACTATAAAGGGAAACAAGATTTATATATTGGAAGTGTTGTACGTATCAATAAGTATAATGCTAGGTCAGGAGAACTAGATGCCGAAGCAAGTGGTAGATACATAGTAGGCAAGATCTATCGTCAGTTTCTGACAGAGACAGATACTATGACCACACGAGTGACATTATACAGAGATAGTTTAGGATGAATTTAGAAAGTGCTGCCCATGCCATCGGTAAAGATGGATTTAACTGGTGGATCGGACAAGTCGAGAACGACGGGTCTGACCCAGAGTATACGGGTGCCAACGCAGAATCTAAAGACTACGACTATACAGGTAAGGTCAAGGTCAGAATCGTAGGGTATCATAACCCAGACAAAGAGATACTACCAACTAGAGACTTACCATGGGCATCATGTGTTATGCCAGTAGTCTATGCTATGAAGAGTGGTATGGGTTCTATTCAACAGTTACAGGTTAACAGTTGGGTGGTTGGATTCTTCATGGATGGATCCAGTGCACAGATACCAGTCATTATGGGTAGTATCAGTGACCAGAACCCAAAGGATGTATACACTAAACTACCACTAGAAAGTAGTAAAGGATATCAACAGGTACATGCACCTGATTATAAACCAGAGAAGCATGGTGATGGTGGTGGTGTCGTAGGTGGTACAGCTGACACAGCAGAGTCAGATGTAAAGACAGGAACTAACAAGAAGAAAGAGGAGACAGTAACAGAGGAGAATACAGTATCAACTGTCAACCCACGTGGTGAAGCATCAGCTGCGACAAAGGCAATGAAAGCAGCAGATGACAGAAAGAGATATACTATACATGTAGGTAATGGTAAGTGTGGTACACCATCTGACGTTAAGATCAAGGGTGCTACTGCTGAGTTCCTAAAGTTTGCTAGAGGTATAGAGAAGAATGATATAGGTGAGTTTATCAACAAACAGACTGGTAAGATTGAGGACGTAGCAGAAGAGATTGAGAAGATACAGAGTAGAATACAAGGTTTCATGGGTGGTGTGCTCTCCAACGTCAAGGGTACAGTAATGAAGGAGGCACAGAAAGAGATCCAGAAGGTCATCAATGACATCAAGATCCCTGACCCTTCACTATTGGATCCTGCTGTTGATCAACTCAAGAACATAGGAGATCTTGTTAACTGTCTCTTCAAACAAATCTTCAATGAGTTAGCTGACGTAATCGGTGGTCTATTGAAAGATCTTCTCTCACAAGCATTAGACGCTGCATTATGCTTGGCAAAGGATATCTTCCAAGACCTATTCGGTGGCATCATGGACAAACTGATGGCTGGTATTGATGCTGCTCTCGGTATTCTAAACGGTGCACTTGGTGCTATCAAGAACAACGCTGCTATCATTCAGGGCATTGCTAGTAAAGTTCTTGATCTAATCGACATGGTTTGCGAAGGCGATCTATCTTGTGCTCTTGGACTATCAACATTCGAGACAGGATCAGGTGCTAAGGAAAGTGAAGCAGATAAGCAGATGAAGCAGATGAGTCAGTATGCTGATGCAGCAAAGGGTGCTCTCAAAGATGGTAAGACCACTCTTGTTGGCACAGCGATACCTAACTCACGTGGTTGGGTTCCAGTTACAAAACTAATAGGTGGTAAGTTTGTTAAGAAAGCATTCAACACTAAGAACGGTGAGTTCGCAGAGGTTGGGGCAGCGGGAACAGGTGTCACATCTAGAACATTCGAGAGTGGTAAGAGTTTAGTAGAGAAGTTTGATAGTGTCTATCCTATCCGTGACTCAGAGGGTAAGATCAACTATGATACTGTCAACTGCTCACCAGAAAACACACGTAAGAAACCATGCTTCCCAGAATTAATTTTTGACAATGCACAGAGCACCAGTCTTTTGAAAGCATTACCTATCATTGATGACATAGGTGCTATGGTTGGTGTGCTAATGAGAAGGAAGGGATCTAACATCAACACCACTGCTAGAGTGAGAGCAATGTTCACATGTAATGATCCAGAAGGATCAGGTGCTGACCTCACACCTATCATCAAAGATGGTAAGGTAGAGAAAGTCAGAGTCAACAAGCCTGGTGTTGGTTATGGTCTAGACCCAGACAATACATACTGCCCGAAAGAACAGAAGCACTTCCTTGTAGATGCTCAGGGACTGGGTGACTATGCTGACACAGGAGATGTACTCTTCTACCAAGAGGAGGACGGTGATCCTAACGAAGCAATATTACAAATAATAGACTATGATTATGATAACACTGGATTTGCTGCTCTAGCAACACTAGAGAAGACTTCTTATGTTCCACCTGGTTTAAAACTACAGACACTTGGTGGCACATATAAATTTACACTTAACCCACTTACGGAGTTCTATGACCTCGCTATTCCTGCTAATGCTACAGCATTATATGCTAACTGTGATGACATACTACCAGTGCTCGACACCATCGACATCACCAACGTAGGTGAAGGGTATAAAAAACCTAAGATCTATGTGGGTCAGGATGAGATAGGTGATATCTCAACTGATGACAAGGGTAGACTCTTGACACCTACTATCACGACCAAGACTCTTGGTTTTGTTAAACCTCGCATTGTAGACTCAGAAGGTTTCGGTGCTGAGATAGTACCTACATATCAGTACGTAGGACCTACTAAATTTACTGAGATATTTGAATCTCAATCATACATCGACTGCGTAGGACACAATGGCTAGACAGGACACATCTAATACAGAACTATTTGATGGTAGTAGTGAAGAGAATGAAAATCCTCAACACATTACGAACTATCCAAAGAACTGGGTAACAGTGACCTCAGCGGGTCATGTACTGGAGTTTGACAACACAGAGGATGGTGAAAGGATACGTATTATCAATGGTAAGACTGGTTCTATCGTTGAAATGGACGAAGAAGAAGACACATATATCATCAGTGCAAGAGATTTACACCTAAATAGTGACGCAACGACCACCCTCAAGGTCGGTAAAAACAAAAAAGAGGACAAACTTATCATTCAAGTGATCGGTGATGCTCACCTCAACGTGGAAGGAAACTTACACACAGAGGTAGAGGGTGACAGATTTGATAAGGTTAACGGTAGATATGAATTAAAGTGTGGCGACATCGCCATAGATTCAGCATCTGGAATAGGTGTCAATGCCGATAACGAAATCAGATTCATTGCCAACTCTATTAACGAACGATGCACCTTTAAACGCCTAGACATGGCAGCTGGTGGTCAGTTAACAGAGGTTATCAACGGTAACCGTGTGATTAGAATGGATAAAGAAGGAGGAACGTTCGCTTTAGAATCAGCGGGTGATCTCCGATTCAACGTCAAAGGTTGTCAGTACGACAACGTTGGTAGAAACAGTTTTACAGAAGTCCAAGGCAGTGCTAAGACAGTGACCCATGGCAAAAATATTGAATGTATCGAGGGTGGTGCACCCGATGGTATGGAAGTATCAAAGAGTTCAGGAACAGGATGGGAACTCGATACAAAAGGATCAGACGCAAAGATAAACACAAATGATTTTACAATGAGTGCTTCAGGCTCTGCGAGTATGTCTGCAAATTCCGAATATAGAATTACATGTAATAACGGTATATACCTTAATTGACATTCTGACGTGAATGTACTATAGTAAAGGAACAGACCAAATGTTTGGTATGACCATATCTTCTAGTCAAGCTAAAACTCTCGTTGATTTTATTGACGCTGAGAAAGCAAACTACATAGAGGAGAAAGTTAAAGGAGTGCCCAACCAGAAGAATGCTATGGAGATCTATAAGGAGATCCATGCTAATCTGGAGGACATCAAGCACTATGCCAATGACATCATTAAGTATGCCAGATGTCATAGTGGCACAATGTCCACTCCGAATGCGTACCCACTACCCTATACTAAGGATAGTGATTTATATGATGACCCATGGAAACAGACTTTCTAAAACAATGCGTAGTGGACATCCCCGCACGTACCTTCACACTCATTAGTGATACCTCAGAGGTTAAAACTCTTGTATGTGATGACTCAGAGGAATTTCAAAATGTATTGGGATTCGTCAGAGCAACGTGCCAAGTAAATGAAGTAACTTACAAGTATTAATTATGTCACATTCGGCAACGTATCACAAGATCAAAGACATCTTACGTAGTGCCCCTAAACCAGTGACAGACGAAGTGCTATTAAATGTAGCAGCACTCGCTATTGCTGAGACTTTAGGTGAAAGGGTGGAAGAACTAGACACTGAAATTAAGTGGGATAGTGACATCCAGAACGACCTCATGCTCGACTCACTTGACATGGTTGAGTTAGTCATGTTCCTCGAAGAATGCTTCAGTGTAGAGATTCGAGACGAACAGGCAGGAGAGATTGCCACGGTTGGTGATGCTATTACTATCATCAAGGAGAACAAGGCAGGAAAACCACGTAAGGTGGACAAACGTAAGGTCAGCAAGTCATTCGCTCAACAAACAGAAGCGAGAGCATCCAAGCAAGAACAACTTGATGCTGACCTCGACAAAGCGTTAGATGAAGACTAAAAAAATATTTTACAACTATGTGATGGGTGGAAGTGAAGAGAGTTTCCTTGATGAAGGGGAACTCGATTTCTTTCCAGAGGATTATTTTGAGGAACCAACTCCTGCTCTCAAAGAATACGACCCTGACTATAGACACTCCAAGTGCCCTGCTTTCAAAGAATATTATAAGAATACATGGGTCATGAAGCAATGCTTCCCACTTGGTATCATATATAAATCTACTGAGAAACTTTTAGAAACTAATCTTGGACAAGATGTGTTCGATGAGTATTTCATGTTAGGTGATGGTTGGTTGGACGGTACACACCCAGAGGTACAGTTCAAACAAGGTTACTGTTTTTGGACAGAGGACAGTGACGTATGGATTGAACAGTTTCAACACCCCGATATGACAAGGAAGGGTCTAGACGTAGTGTCTGGTACATTTCCTATATCTGTTTGGCAACGACCTATCAACTTAGGATTCACGGTAAAGAACTATGACTCAAACATCTGGATCGAAAAAGGATCCCCGCTTTGCTATGTTAGATTCTCTAGCCAAAGAACAAGAGATGTCAAATTCACTCTTGAAAAGCGATCCATCCCTAAAGAAGTGCTTAAGCGACAACTACAAAGCTTGTGGCTCAAAGACTGGCACAAAAACTTCTCATGGAACCTCATCAAACAAAGATTGAGGAAGGAAGAGGAGACAGAGAACAAATGCCCTTTTGATTTTTTATGGAAGAGATAACACAACTACACAAAGAGTTTCGTACACTTGACGGAGTGGGTGTATGTAAAGTATACTTTATAAATGGCATACCCTTTTCATTTGATGAAGAGGAAGTTCCTAACAACCTTGCTGACGTAGTGAAAGCAGAAGAGAAACCTCATTTTACCAACGAGGATCTATATAGAGGTAGCAGTTACCTCATAGAAGAAGGATTTGAACTTGATGTACTCCTTGAGGAAATCAATGACGATCTATTCAATGATGGTGATGACTCACCATATCACAAAATACCAAAACGATACTAGAATACATGGAAAATTCGGAATCAATCCGAAAGACCGCCAAAAAACTTATTAAGAATAAAAAGCAATGGACACCCGCAGAGGTTGCCTATGCGAAAATGATACGTAAAAGATTGAAAAAGACTACAGAATGATTGTTTCGTTATTTCCGACACCACTGTTATTCAGTGACTTTGATGTAAAACCTGAACTAATTGATTGGGTTAAACAATATCATGAGCACAGTACCACACATGAAGGTAACTCATCCTCAGCAGGATGGCACTCGGAATATAACTTACACGAACAGCAATCATTTCTTGAATATTCTCTACTGATATATGCTCACATAGCACACTCAATGAAAAATCTGAGTAGTGCTCCATTCTATATTAATAGCATGTGGGCGAGTGTTAATAAAACTGGCGATTACAATTACTCACACACTCATTTGGGTGTGGACTTTTCTGGTGTCTTGTATTTACAGACTCCATTTAAATGTGGTGACATAGTATTTGAAGACGAGAACGCAAGATTTAGATATAACTGGAAGTTAGACACAGAGGTAAAGGAGGAGAATGGATACCACGAATCAATGTGGGTTCATCCTACAGTTGGTAGGTGCTTGATCTTTCCTGCTCATGTGAGACATCATGTAGAAAAGAATGAGTCAGAGACAGATCGTATTAGTATTGGATTCAATTTAAAATTTCGATGAAACTATCTAATGGTGAGGTGACCATCATTGATGACCTCATACCCACACAGCAACAGATCAGATTATATGTTGAAGCATGTACACTGCCATATCAGTTGGCAGGTAGCAATAAGTTTGACGTACAGGATATAAAGACACAGAAACCAATATCATATGTGGATCAGAAATGGGTGGTAGAGAACTTCTTTACTGATGGTATCGCAGGGTTCCTTGACGACTATGTACCTCCTAATGTAGAGAAAGCATATGTCAACTGCGGTATCCACAGTGAGAGTCCTGATGTACATTGTGATAGTTCACGCAAAGGTGACAAGACATTGCTATACTATATGAATAGAGAGTGGAAGCATGAGTGGGGTGGTGAGACTATACTACTAGGTGATGACGCACAAGAAATAGAATACTGCTGCCCATATAAACCTGGCAGAATAATTATATTTGACAGCACCATACCACACTCAGCACGACAGCAGTCGTTTGCTGCTCCAATGTATAGGTTCACGTTAGCGATCAAGTTCAATGCTTGAAGAATTTTTAGAGTGGTTTGAAGGAGACTTTAACAACTGGGGACAGGCATCCAGTTGGCCATCTTACTATGCTCATGTACTGTTGACACATGAGAGGACAGAGGGTAATAAGTTCCTATCACACCAGAGATATAAGTATAATAATAAAGAGTATAGACGTAAGGAGATAGAGATAGTAGAGAGAAATGGAGAGATCATAGCACTCAACCCAGTAGCAGATATACACTTCCTCAAGGACGGTGACATGTATGTTGGACGTAACTTTAAAAAGGTGTGGGTTAACGAAGGATACCTCAGATCTGAGGCAATATTGGAGAAAGATAAGTACACAGTGGTGGACAGAGGATACGATGAAGAGGGAAAACAGACATGGGGCAGTCGTTACGGACCATTTGTCTTCGATAAGACGTATAAATAAATGGAGAACTTAATGTAGGGATACGTGTGGCAACTCGTAAGATATCAGACCTAACTCTACTGACAACAGTATCACCTTCAGATACCCTTCTGTTACTTGATAACTCAGACCCAGTAGATACTAATAAAAAGACGGAAGTAGGATCCATATTCAAGGCTGTGCCTGGTGGATCACAGAACCAGCCTGGTCTAGCATTTGACCAGAAGACAGCGACTGGTTTATATTCAACAACTCAAGGTGAACTGGGCATATCACTCGGTGACTCCAAACTATTACTTGAGAAGCAATCTACTTCACTTGTATTATCTGCTAGAGACTCAGCAGACTCTAACTTAGACCTGACACTACAGGCACTAGGTACTGGTCTGATTAGATTCAACTCTACCATTGCTATCAATGACTCTGTATTTACTGTACCTAACAGTTCAGACAACAGTAAGATAATAAAATTTTCTGCCACACAACTACCCACAGGGACAACTAGGACATTTGTTTTCCCTGACGCAGGAGTTGAGACTGATACTCTCGTAACTGTATCATCAACGCAGACACTTACCAGTAAGACACTTGTATCACCTATATTCACAGGTGACTTGACAGGTGTTAACCTTACATTATCTGGTAACTTACAGGTTGATGGTAACAGCACACTAGGATCAGACAATAACGATACAGTTACAGTCGCAGCGGTATCTACGTTCAACGCTAACCTTACAGCAAACAACCCAGTAACAATAAACGCAGCGACAACCTCGACTGATGACATAACTATCAATCAGACGAGTGGTACTGGGACATATAAAAAGTTAAAGTTTTTTGATACAAGTCAGGACACCAACGCAGGAAGAGACGTAGCAGACCTAGCAGTCTCTACTGATTCAGCGTCAAGAGTTCTTGACTTACAGTATTATGATAGAGATACAGACTACGCATCTACCAATTACACATATGGTATTAGAGTAGCGAGTATCGCATATACTATGCCTGATGTAACAGTCAACATCGTTAACGGTGCTGTAGATAGTTTCACTATCACAAATGCAGGTGCCAATATATCACAGGGAATGACAGCAGTCATACTTGGTGATGGTTCCGATGCTGTCGTAACTCCTGTAGTAATCAATGGTGCTCTAGCATCTGTTACTATCAACGCAGGGGGACAAGACTACACTGCTGCTACTATTCAGTTCACAACCTCTGGTGGTGGACTACAGTACAGGACATATGACCATGCTAATACCACACAGACAAGTAACGAGATTATCCACACAGGTAACCTTAACTTGATCAGTGAGATTGGTTCAGTCAGTAACTTAATTACAACTGGATCAGTCAACTTTGATAACGGTACATTCATATTGGATGATACAAATGATCGTGTAGGTATAGGTATCACTCCTAGTGCATATAAGCTCGAAGTCGGAGGAGATATATACTTTACAGGTGGTCAATTAATTGGTGGTGACTCATCATCATTTGTACTTCAGAGGAGACTAGATGCTACTCCAATGAGGTTCAACAAATTTGATGGTACCACTGAGATGATTATTGACTCAGATGGTCAGGTGGGTATCAACAAGACTCCTGCTAAACGATTTGATGTCTCAGGTGATAGTAATGTAGATGGAGACTTCTATGTTACTGAAACAGATTCAGTCAACCAGATCGGTGGTGCAGTGTATGCTAAACGATTAAAGTTAACTGACCTCAATGGTGCAGTCCAAACAATTACTGCTGACACAATCTCTGCTACTAGCAGAACAAAAGTTATTTTCCACGCTTACTCTTAAAATTCAATGGCAAATGGTGTACTAGCGTCATATCAGTCCGCTACAACAAAATATACTAATGCATATGTGGAACCCGCTACTAATCCTAACGGGCTAGTACGTGCTGATTTCCCTATGTACACAACTCCTAGTGCTACACTCACAAGTGGTTCACTCAGGATGATGAATACGACTGGTGCTACAGCAACCGTAGACGTTGCTATTCAAGATTATACAGAACAGATTGAGTTTGCTGTTCCTGGCTCACAGAGTCCTACAGTATCAAACTTCTCGGAGTTTAGTTTTGTACCTAACTCAAAGGTAACATCTTCATATGTTATTATCTCAGGTCACAACGGTACAGCATATGTACCTGGCGAAGTGTTGACTGTTACTGGTGGACCTGCGGGTACACAGACAGCAAAGTGCATCGCATGGGACGCTGCTAACCTCAAGGTGTGGTATGAACAACCCGCAGGGTCATGGCCAACAACTATTGCTTCAATGACACTAGCAGGAGCTGGTGGTGGAAGTGGTACTATTACTGATTCATACGTAGGAACCAGTGGTAGAGTCATATTCTATGACAGACTACAGGGTCAGTTATTGATACAGAATGATACTGTAATCAATAATCTCAAGTCATTATATTATACAGAACCAGCTAGTCAAATGGTATCTGGTATCGGTGGAGCAGGACAACTATCAATCTCATCAAGAGGTTATGAGTGGTTACCTTCACTAGCAACAGTGAAATTATATAATAGTGGGCAAAATGGTGCCACTGTGACTGCT